CCTCTTCCATGGAAACGCCTACTGCGCGCATATCCCGCTCTAAGTTTGGTATTGCTGCACCAAACTCCTTAGCGGCGCCGGTAGAGCGCTGAAAGGCTACTGTGGCGTCTCTCGTCTTGATCGCCAACCCTATCGTCATCTCTACTAGTTTCGCGATGGCGCCAACTACTAATAGAATAATGCCGATGCCTAGTGCAGCTGAAAGCATGCTAGCAGCTATGGCGCCGGCGCGGTATGCTTTGGTAAGTCCCCTGGCCAATTTAACCATGCTATGTAAACCCTTCACTCCACTTACCACACCTTTTCCAACTTTGCTTTGTCCTAAAACTTGTTCTCCCAGATTTTTAAGTATAGCCTTACCTTGTCCGAGGGCTTCGGCGCCCTTGGCTAAGTTTTTTGTCGACTGTTTGTATGCATCTTTGGTTTTTTTGGCCACCTTCTGTTTTGTTAGAAGCTCTGCTGCAGTGGTTTTGTCGTTCCTTATTGCGTTAGCTAGATCTTTCTCAGCAATTGCAGCAAATTCTTGTTGCACTTCCAGCTTTTTCTCAGCATGGTGTTGCTGAAGTTCCATTCGTTTTGTAAAGCTGATTGCTGAGACTGCCTGTTTTTTTAGAACTTCTAAGTGTGCTTCATCTTGGTGGGCCTGGTCAGCTCGGATTTTGATGGACTTATTTTCCGCTTTCTCTCTTATTTGAAGTTGTTCCGCTTCTGTGGCAGCATATTTTTCTTGGAGTTCAAGTTTCTTCTTGACGATCTTTAAACTTTTTTCGCTGAGGGCAATGCCTTCGCGCCTAAGCTCGTTTTCTGCCGCTAAGTCCGCGGCGCTTTTTCCGTCGTCTGCCAAAATGTTTACCTCACTATAAAATAATTAGTATGAACATAAAAAAGGCAAGAGTTCTATCTCTTACCTTTTCTTTGGGGGGGCGCCCATACCTTTAGGTTGGTTATGCGATGTCAGCGTCTGGCTTGAAGAACTTCCGTTACCTCGCTGCGCATCTTGCATAGCTTGATTTTCGTCTTCAATCTGCTTCGCTAAGCGTTCTGTGAACCACGTTCTAAGCCCAATAGGCAGGTTATAGGACTCGGTCAGTGACCATCCACCTGCGTACTTCAGAAAGAAGAACTGTTCATATACGTTGTGCATATATTCATCGGTCAGGCCAAAAAAAGTCCGCTGTCAACGGCACCTCCATATCCTGTTCGTGATCGCACTCAGAGCATGCAAACTCTTGTGTTAGATCCAGGTCCGGGTTGGTAGCCCTATATGCGTTTCGCAAGTATCGAGAATCAAGGGAGGGTAGGTTCTCAACGACGTAATTAATAAGCTTGGGATCATCGTCGCCGTTGACCTGCTTAATAATCGTTTTAAGCTGTTGGGTGATATGGTGTTCACCGTCCTTCTTACGCTTTGAGCTTTCTAGAAGCTTTAAAAGCCTCTTCTCATCGCGGCCAGTCATTAGGCTAAAGGTAACATCTATCTTGGTGTTAGGGAGAGCCACGTTAAACGTGCCATCCTTATTATCGACCACGCCGGCGTCTTCAGCTTCATCAGCCGTGTCCTTTGCCTCACAGTCGTTTAAATCAAACGTAAAGTCTTGATTAACGCCGCATGAAGGACAGGTAACGTTGGTGGTATATTCGCTGCCATAACCCGAAACACGGGTTGCAACAACAATTGCGTTTTTATCGCCGATAAGAAGACTATTGACTTCAATAGTTTTATCAATGATAATATTACGTAAAACCCTATCAAGGGCGATTCCCTTCTTTAGCAGAGATCTCGAAGTCAGAATATCTTCCTCTTTCGCAGTCATTTGCTTGATTTCAATGGTGGACTCGTTATGCAGTGGATGACCCTCCGCATAAAAAAGCCCCTCAGATGGCAGATCCACAAACTCTGTGGGAACAACGAAGGAAAAGGGAGATTCCTGTACTCCTTGTGTTAGTTGTGGAACTGGCGGATCAGCATGTGTTTGCTTTGTGCCGCCTACACGTTCTCTATTTCTTGACAATATACACCTCTCAAGTTATGGATTGTCTGTTTTATACACCGAAGAATTCTTTTCCGCCACCGGCAATTGCTGCAGAGGCATTCGCTGTCTCAACCCGGGCCCAATCATATTTAAGTGTAACGCTCAACTCAGTCAGCTCGTCTTCGCCATAGGAAAGATCGCCAAACTTAAGATCTGTAATGAAGGCATTCCATAGCGTCCAGGTTTCAAGCGGGTTGCCATCGGAATCAATCTGCTTGATATAGACTGTTCCAAGTGCGCCAGCGGCTTTAGATTTAGACATGGTACCCATTTGTTCTGCAGTAGCATCCGTAGGTGGTGAATACCCTGATTGTACCACAATGTCAGAAAGAGTTGCAGTCATATCTGGATTTACTGGGTCGACCATCGTAATTGCACACTCGTTCCAAGTAACAGAGCCGGGATATTGAAAAGTATGGTTTAGATACTTGTGCTCTGCAGTGCTAATGCTAAAGGAAGGCTTTTGAACCGACTTTGCATACCAAAGCGTTGGACCATTTCCCAGAGGATCTTGGATTCCCGTAAATTCTACTATAAATCTAAAAGATCTTTTCGGATCTTTAAGTGGAGTATCGGAATCTCCAAAGTTTTGTGACCAGAATGGCATTTTAAGTTTTCTCCCTTAATATTGTAACTAGTTGGTTCATAATTTATTAGTCGTCAAAAGACGCACCGGTTGATGCAATAACAAAGTCAATCGCAATGAACTCGATGGCACGTGCAGGTTTGACCATAATCTTCGCATACATGATGTTTTGATCAATCAAATCAGGAGTGGTGGTGGTTTCGTCGAGGATTAACTTGTAATCAGTGATACCAAAGGTAATCTTGACGTTGGCGAGGAACGGCTCCACTAATGCGCGGAATCTGCTCCAAGTGGCCTGCACATTCTGCTCGAAGAGAATCGTGGACGAGATGATGGAGATTTGCTTCTTCAAGTAAATCACCAAGCGACGTACATTAATTCTGTCAAGTGCAGATTGACGCTCTTGTAGAGTCTTCTGTCCGAAGACCACGATTCCAGTGGATGGAAACGACGCAATCGGGTTGATGCGTGCTTCATACAAAATATCGCGTTCCTTGGAAGTCAGACGTTGAGTAACGTTTGTAACCGGGATTCCGGCGGCGCCTTCAGTAAGTCCGCCGCGGTTGAAACCAGCGGGAGCGAACCACAGCTGTGATTTCTTCTGCGAGCTTGCAAGGACGCCCAACATGGCGACACTTGGTGGAACCCAAAGGAGCTTGCCTGTCCTTTCATCACGAGTTTGCACCCATGGGTAGAAGGTGGCGCCATAACTTGTGTCAATCTTGCGATCTCGTAAAGATGTAGCTGCCTGATTCGGAGTTGAAGCAAGACGGTCTGACTTGTTGGCTTTGTAGATCTCGTGAGTCGGCAAATATACGTTTGCTAAGTCGATGAGCGCCATGGCGTCCCCGCGCGCTGCGCAGATATCCATCGCCTTCTCGGTTAGTTGGTTATTTGTAAGTCCGGGAGCAACAAGCATGTTCATGTCCACTGCTTCGGGATCCGCAACGGTATCCAGAGCGCGTGCCCAAGTATGGAAAATATAATCATTGAGTTCAGTAGACGATCCAGGTGTCATTCCCTTGTTATAAGCTGGATCTGGTTTCGTAATATCCCAGCCATCGAATGCACCCCAAATTGGCACAGTAAACTTGTTGTATCCAGCGTCCAGAATAACCTTCCAGCTACCAGTTGTAGCGGATTGCTCTCTGGTTCTGGATCCGGAAGAGTAATAGTACACGCCGGTAGACCCAGATACAATTTCGTCCAAGGAGAAAACATACCCCCATCCGTTATATCCGCGATCTCCAATTTGGGCCGCCGTGGCTGCTGTAGTTGGGTCATCGAGCCAGTTTTTGGACCACATTCTGTGCATTTCGCCAATTCCCGGAGTTGAGATGGTGCTGTTTGTTCCGCGAGATGTTTGCATACCGAAGTAAGCATTTCTCGGGTCAGTAAGCCCACCAGCAGAAGATGAGGTTCTAAGACGTGCCTTCGGGAATTCCATCTTGAGAGATAAAAAGTTGAGGGTGCCGCTGCCCATATACAGGGGCATCTTCTTTGATAAAGTCTCTGCTTGGCTCCAGTTTTTGATATTTGGAACAGTGGTGCCATTGCTGAGGTAGCCTACCGAACCAACTCCGGATCCGGACCCGCACCCGAGAGCCACATAGGTGCCACTCACGGAATTGCTGGCAATCGATGGCAGGTTTCCTACGGTAGCGGGTACCGCGGCCATTTGCCGCATCGTGGCGCCTGAAACGTCGAGCAGTTTGGGTGGACCAAAGTATCCAAAGGGAAGTGTAACTGCATCAATTGCGCCGGCTTCGACGTCGGGGTTCATTTGAATATATACAAACTTGGAATTGTTGTCGTATTCGCCGTACGTACGTAATCTCTTCTCCTTGGAGTCCCACTTAACATACCTATCGCCGATCTTTCGGGCAATAAAGTTGGGGCTGCTGGGATTGAGGGTACATTCGTCATAACGCTCAAGGACAATAACATCATTATCTGAGTCGTTCATGTCGCGAAGAATGACCGAGAATGTTCCATAATCGCTAACGGAGCTGTTAGATTGGCGAACATTACTAATTGAAATCTTAACATTGTCCATAAGCCATTCGCCATGGCCGCGGCCAACGAGGCGGAAAAGCTTTTGTTTGCTGGGTCCATAATAGTCTTCTGCGGCTCCTAGATCCTGTCCAATGATCCAACTTGTGCGTCCCTCAGTAGAGGCAACCTTTTTCATTTGACCTGGAGTGTTATCTGTATCTACACCCGAAGAGCCGGAGTATCCCAAGGGGGTAATCATTCCCACCAGAGATGTGCTAGTAGCTAAACTTCTATCAAGGAGATCCTGATCGAATGTCTCGCCAAGGAAATAGTTAACTTCGGTGGCAGACGGGTAGAAGTCACCCAAAGTAGCCAGTTGGGGATTTGTATTAAGCTTCTTGCGCGCGTAATTTTCAGAAGAGTCATTCAGATTGAATTTAATCTTCTTGTTCACAGATGAAGCAGTATATATCAGAGTGAAAAGCCCCGTGGAATCAGATTCAACCATTGTGTTAATACCCTGAACGCCGGCTTTACCCTGACTACCGTTTCCATTGGATTCCGTCCCATACAGGTTTCCGGAAAGGAGCGGTACACCCTGCTGTGTGTAGATGATTGCAGCAAGGGAGGCTGTGGCGGCAGCTCCAGAAATAATTGCACCACCATTGGCCGCCGATGCAGATGGCCAGACCCAGAGTCCCCATGCTCCGCCAGTTGTTCCCAGGGCAGCTGTTGGCCCTGCATTCGTTGTAGCCCAACCTGCGGCTGCGGCGCCGCCAAGCGTGCGGCCTGCATCAGACTGTTGTCCGAGAAGTCGCACGTAAGTAACAGGTGCAACGTTAGAGCGAAGGAACGCCTTGGCAGCGTAGCCACCGTACATGGGAGACGAGTAATTGCCCTCTCGATAAATATCGCTATTTCCGCCGCCGGCTACGGTATCTCCAAACATCTCAACAAATTTTGAGTATGATTCAACCTTAACTGGGGTCATTGCCAGTCCTCGGCGCGAACGGCCGACGATTACTGGTCCAATCTCTGGTGCGCTTCTTGGTATAAAGGAATTATCAATCTCGTTGATGAAAACTCCTGGAGATACAAATTTAAAATTCTTTACCGACATCTTTTGGTCCCTTCCTCTCTTTTAAAGTAATTTGAGTATGACTGTCAATCATCTGTAAATAGTATTTTTAACTTCAAAAGTCTTGAAGATAATCAATAAAATCTATTTTACTTCCGGAACTACTTCTCAAAAAAGCCATCATTGCCAGGAACAGCTTCTAGTTCGCGTGGAAATGTAACCTCAACGGTGTTTTCATCCAGGCGAACAATGGGTCTATCATCGTTGACGCCTTCACCTATCAGGTATCCTAAAACCCTAATACCAATCTCTGTGGTGTACATGCGCATATCTTCTTGCATGTCGTCGACGTTGTTCGTTTGTGCAAAATCTTGATTAAT